ATCTCGAGCACTGTGCTCATCGCTGCGGTCCACTTGTCTATTGGCTCCGCATCAGGATCCGTTCCGAGAACGTATTTCTGTGGGATCGAATAGAACTCCGCCGAAATCTCCGAACGCTTAACAGTACGCATTGCGGAATCCACGATGCTCATACAAGCCCTGGATATCTGTGAGTGACCGAATGGCCTGATTGCGTCGGGCCTGTTGATGATTGGAACAAGCAACGGATAAGGCACGTTGTATTCATAGATCTGTACGCCACGGGAATCCGCTCTGTAGTATTCCGTTCTGCCCGGAAGGAAATACGCCTCGAGCAATGGGCTTCCGTAATTATCTCTATCTAATACGGCATAGCCCTCTTCGAGCATCCCCGTTATCGGGTCAATCGTTCCTGTCGCGTTCATTCCATCCACGACCCGAAGACGCGGATATCCATCAGCGTCAGGACTGAGGTAAATGAAATCGCACGAGCTGATCAGAGCACCGAGGATTGCGCTCGAGAAAAGCACATCGGGATTATTCATTGCGTAGATCTGATTGATGTTGAAGTTGTCATCCACGAACTCCCTGAACACCAAACGGTCCGCCATCGAGTCCACTGCCTTCGAGCACCATCCGAGACAGTTCATCCAACTTCTCAGTTTCGGAGGTGTGCTGATCTGGAAGTCCTCTGCGAGATGCTTCATCTCATAGTAGTCGTATCTCGTCCTGATCCGGCTGCGCTTCGAGTTCAGTTTAGCCCTCAAATATTCCATTCCGTAAATCATATTTACTCCTATATGTTTACAATAACTAATTATCTGCGAGATATATGCCCAGTGACGGCGTGAAGGTCGGCCGCCCCAGAGCAACGGGGACTATGCCCCGATATAAAAAATAATTTATTTATTTTTTGGAGGTCAGGCCTCCACATAAAAACACAACTAAATGTTTCTTATCGCTCTCAGCGGGTGAGAACACCAGTCGAATGTTGCTGGCAAAACTCTGTTAGATATGACTTGCTTCTGTGCCGTCTCTTTTGTCGGCACAAGCTTGTTACTTTTCTGCCGGTTGCAGCATCGATGCGCTAACTGCAAGTTCTCTATGTCTGAGGGGTGCCCACCTTTAGCCAGGGGAATGATGTGGTCTATGGTAGGACTAAGTGGGTGGGGGTATTTCAAATTGAAGTCCACCGGTTTCCCACAGATACCACAGACCGACTGTGTGGCGAAGATCCGCTTCTTATTCTTTTCGAATTGGGCTCTGTGTCCGACGCCCTTATCTAATCGCTGATTCGCCATAATTGTCACCAACACAAAAGGACGAGTTGCAGCTCGTCCCTTTGCTCTCCGTTATCTCATGATGTGCAGAAAGGCGTCCGCGTTCGGAATCGCACCGAACATCCTTATCTATTGCGGACATGATGCAGAGGCTGTTCACCTCTGCGTTGAGGTGTGCATTAACAGATGTATCTCTACACTCTGTCAATACTATATTACATTATAAGTATTGTTTATTCTTGTAGGTATTTGTCTATCTTCTCAAGACCTGCGTTGTATGCCAGGCGAACTGTAGGCCATGAATAATATAGTTTATTACATATAGTTTCCCACGTCTGCTGTGAGCCATCAGGCTCAAGACGAACGTGTCGCTCAAACAAGACGTCCGCTTCGAATCCACCTACTTGCTCGATAGTGTCATAGATCTCCTGGCGAATCTCGATTGCATCCAGCCGTGCCTGTACAAGTCGAAGTTTCTTGTCCGCCAATCTGATAGCGCGTTCCTCCGTCGGCTTACTTATACCGGATCCATGTGGCATACCATCGTTATCCGACACAGACCTCACCGCATCGATGAGAAGTGTCTCCTCTTCCAGTTCCACCTCGAGGCGTTTGACCTTCCGAGTCGCGTATTCATATTGTCTCAAATACTCTTTCGCTGTCATTGTTCTCCCCTTTAGATGTCACCCAAGGCACCCAAGATTTCGCAAACTTTATACTTTTTATTTTTATCTCTACACTTAACAAAAACAAAAACTCTTTTTTATAGGTAGTTGTTGGGTGACATTTATTAAGTATCGTTGGAATTTCAACGTTTTACCCCGTCACCCAAGGTGAAAAATGGTCGTTCTTGGGTGACGCTTTTTGGCTCTTGGGTGACACCTTAGAACGGAATAATAGTGTTATCGTCAACTACTTCGAACCCTGTGCCATCGGTTTTAGTGTCACCTAACACATCATTTGGCCCGTTGGGTGACACCTCTTGGGTGACATTGGGTGACACCTGATCTCTCTCAAAGCAGATTCCACGGCGCCCGTATCCAGGTAATCTCGCCTTGCCTATCTCGTGCCATCCCTCTATATCGTTGCGTAGTATCGTGACGATTCGATTCGATTCACCCTTACGCATATCCGCCGGATCCTTACCGAACGCTTTATCGTAGATGTATGCAGCGTTGACACGACCGACTAATTCGTTCTCAAGGAATTCGTCTATGATCTGGACCCAGACGTCTTCCTCGAGGTGTTCGTCCTGAGCCTCTTCTGCCATCAGCTCGATGCGTCTCGGGAGTCTCAAGTCTTCATCCGGATGTGCCTTATAGTATGCTACTGCCTCAGCCATAACTTGTTCGAGATATGGTTTTGAATTCTTGTAGTCGAATATTCTCGCCTTAGTCTCTTCCGTAGCGTGACAGTCCACAGGCCAGTAGCGTCTGTTACCGGTGCGGTCCTTCAGGAAGTTCTTGTCATTGGATGTACCACAGAACACGCACTGCCTCGGTCTGCGCTGTGGTCTCTTTTCGTATGGCACTCGATAGTCATCGGCCTGTGATGAGATGAACGCTTTCAGTTCGTTGGATGTCACTGTGTCCTTCTTCATAACTTCCATCTCACCCATTTCGAGGATCCACTTGCCCGTCATGTATTCGATGGTTGCCTTGTTCTTCGTGTCTCTGAAGTTGAAGTTATCTGTGTACCACTCTTCGTTGACCGTCAGGAACTTAAAGAACGTGGACTTTCCATCGCCCTGGTTACCGATGAGCACCATCATGTTATCGAACTTGCACCCTGGCTCGTATGCTCTGCGAACTGCTCCCTGAAGGAATAAACGGAACACGGCGATATTGTATTCGGTCTTCTCTACTCCGAGGAATCTCGTCATGGCCTCGTCGATTCTCGGAACACCATCCCACACGAGCGCGTCGAGTCTGCTGGTCAATGGATCCCACGTATTCTCAAACAGAGCCATGTTGAATCCGTCCTCATAGTCTCCCTTGTTGCGGAGTCTGTATCTCATGTGAAGATATGACCTCAGAGCGGAATCGTCCTTGTCTGTCCACTCGCCCAGTGTGTCTCCGTTTGCTCTCCAATCGAGCTGCCCGAAGTACACAAGTCTGTGTCCGAACGTGTCCTCTTTGATCTTGTTAGCCAATGCGGGATCGTTCAGTATCACCCTCGCCACGTTCTCGGCACACTGGCGTATCTTTGGATTCCCGTCCTTGTCCGTGTCGTAGATCAGGTCGATGTCCGTACTCGCCACCACAGGAGCGGAAAATCCCTTGTCGTGCTTTAGTGCGGACTCAACGATCTTGTCCACCTCTTCATCGGTAAGCGGTGGATCACACTTGGATTGATTCTCGGCCCGACACGCAGCCAGTATTGCTCCGTCACCGAGACCTTTGGCTTGGAGCGAACACGCTACCTTGTAGATGGTATCGTTGCGTTTGCCGTCAGGAATCTTGTCCGGTGATGTGAATTTATCTACATCCACCTTCTTCTTTCCAATGGACAGCAGTTCCATCACGGTCTCGTCTGCGTCCCTGATGTCGTACTCTTCGGGATCGTATTCCCACTCGTAGCGATTGCCATTCGGATGGATGCTCGGTGGTGCCACGATGTAACCACCATCGGAGCGAACGTCCACGCCCTCGAGCAGATCAACGCGGTTATTTTCTTTATGATCAACGCGGTAAAGAATATGAGAGCCACCCTTTCCCGTAATGGTACGGGCTGTCTCTGGGAGCTCTCCGTGTTCCGATTCCCATTCGTGAAGTGAGTCGAATCCGCTGACACCGTTCGCTCTCTCGTCCAGATCTATCACGAGCAGTCCGCCCGAGATCTGTCCGCAAGCGATACCGATGTTGGCGTTTGGATTCTTCTTCCACCACTTCTCGATGGTGTCGAAGTCTGTCGTGGCATCGTTCACACCGTGCTTCGTGAGTGGTTTCTTGTCACGAGGCTTGAGTGGAAATACCGCCATTCCTTTACCAGCATATTCGATTGCAGCATTTAAAAATGTATTCATTGTTCTTCCTTTATAAATAACCAGAGCGGAGCCGGTTGATAATTTCAGGGGTATATGAAGTTAATCTTGAGGATATGTTGCCCCG